TGACTACGGCAGCGGACAGGTCGCCCGTGCGCTCCTCTCTGACCGCTATCGCCGCATCGACAATCTGGAAATTGCATCGGCGGTGTTGCCGTTGTTCGCAGGTCAGGACGGTATGGAGGTCATGAGCTGTGAGGTCACGGAGAACAAGCTGTATCTGAAGATCGTCAATCACCGCCTTGAAATGGCGTGTGTCGGAGACAGAGTTCAGGCGGGCGTTATCATTTCCAATTCCGAAGTCGGACTCGGCGCAGTTTCCGTGCAGCCGCTTGTTTATACGCTTGCCTGCACCAATGGTATGGTGGTCAACAGTATGGGCGAACGCCGTACCCATGTGGGCAGAGCTGCGAAGGCGCTGGAAGACAGCTTCAATATCTATACAGATGAAACGCTTGAAGCGGAAGACCACGCATTTATGCTGAAACTCCGTGACACAACGCTTGCCGCGATTGAAGAAGCAAGATTCACTCAGATCGTCGGCGTACTAGAGCAGAGTCACGGCGCAAAGATCACAGGACGTGTGCAGGATGTCATTGAACTGACCGGTAAGGCGTATGACCTCAATCAGCCGGAACAGGACAGCATTCTCAATTACCTGATTCAGGGCGGCGATCTCTCCCTCTACGGTCTGAGCAATGCCATCACGCGTGCTTCGCAGGATGTAGAGTCCTACGACAGAGCCACTGCGCTGGAAGGTATCGGCTGGCAGGTAGCGACCATGCCGAAAACACAGTGGAAGGAGATCAACGCATGAGCAGAACTTGGAAAGACAGAAAAGGATATAAAACACGCAGGAAACGCCGCGGATATCCTGTGCCGGAGATCTGTAATTACACCCGCGGCGGCTATGACGATTACGACCACAGCGACGAGGAACTGTATGTAGACGACCAGTGCTGTGAGAACTGTCGCTTCTACGGAAACTGCTGTCATACGCCGTTCCCGTCCGGATGGTGCGAATACTGGAAGGACGGCAGGCATTGAGAGAATATGTTGTTGAGAACGAGTTTGTCAAGGCAGTCAAGGCCGCGGGTGGTGTGGCATATAAGCTGACATCGCAGACAGCGAACGGGCTGCCGGACAGACTCGTTCTGTTCTTTCCTGCAAAGACAGTGTTTGTCGAGCTGAAAGCACCGGGCAAAATGATGCGCCCGCTGCAAAGAAAACGGAGATACCAGCTTATGAAGCTGGGCTTTCCGGTTCTCTGCATTGACAAGCTGTATCAGATCAGACCCTGCATTGATGCGATCCTTACTTGGACACCCGGTGAACCGTTTTCGGAGGGTATCGGAGCAAAGATACCTGATCTGGAGATCACAACGCTGCCATCGGAGATGGACGATTTCGGAGAGACACTGGAACCGATTGATCCGGACGATCTGGCAGGATTCTATGAGTTGGAGGATGATACCGGATGAAATACACACCCCACGATTACCAGAAGTACTGTATCGAATATATTCGAGAGCATCCTGTTTCGGCATTATTCCTGGACATGGGACTCGGCAAGACGATCATCACGCTGACAGCCCTCAACGCCCTGATGTTTGACGAGCTGAAAGTGAACAAGGTGCTTGTGATCGCACCCCTTAGAGTAGCCCGTGACACATGGCCTGCCGAAGTGAAAAAGTGGGATCATTTGCAGAATCTTGAAATATCTGTCATTGTCGGCAGCGTCAAGGAGCGCACCGCCGCAGTCAATCATAATGCTTTTATTTACATCGTGAATCGTGAGAACGTGAAATGGCTTGTGGAGTATTACGAGAAAAACGGCCTGCGCTGGGATTTTGACATGATCGTCATTGACGAGCTGAGTTCCTTCAAAAATTATCAGTCACAGCGTTTCAAGTGGCTTCGGAAGGTGCGCCCGTTCGTGAAACGCTGGGTCGGGCTGACAGGAACGCCGACATCCAACGGTCTGATGGATCTGTGGGCGGAAATCGGTATCCTTGACGGCGGCGAAAGGCTCGGACGATTCATCGGGCGCTTTCGTGAAAGCTACTTCAAACCCGGCAGCATGAATCCGAGTACGGGTGTGGTGTTCTCGTATACACCCCGTCCCGGAGCAGAAGAACAGATATATCAGAAAATTTCTGATATTACAATATCCATGAAAGCACTGGATTATCTGGATATGCCGGAGTGCGTGTATGTCAATCATGAGGTCGAGATGAATGCGGCGGAGCGAAAGCTCTACGATCAAATGAAGCACGACCTTATTATTCCACTTGAGGACGGCGATATTGATGCTGCCAACGCTGCGAGTCTCAGTAATAAGCTCCTGCAAATGGCGAACGGTGCTGTCTATGACGAAAATAAGGAAGCGCGCACCATTCACAGTCGAAAGCTGGAAATGCTGGAAGATCTGATCGAAGCAGCAAATGGACAGCCTGTGCTGATCGGTTACTGGTTCAAGCATGACCGCACCCGAATTATAGAGCATCTGACCGCCTGTGGTTATGCTCCGAGGGATATTAAGGATTCCGACGATATTACAGACTGGAACGCCGGAAAGATTGCTGTTGCTCTGATACACCCTGCATCGGCAGGACATGGACTCAATATTCAGTCCGGCGGTCATATCCTGATCTGGTTCGGACTGACGTGGAGTCTGGAGCTTTATCAGCAGACCAACGCAAGACTCTGGCGGCAGGGACAGCAGAACACTGTCACGATCCACCACATCGTAACAAAAGACACTGTGGACGAGGATGTACTCAAAGCACTTGCTTCAAAGGATGTGACGCAGGAGAAGCTGATCGCAGCGGTCAAAGCAAGATTGTAACCAATATACAGTCCGTATGATCTGCCCTTTATTGACGACAGAAAGACGGCAAAGCGGCGACAAATCGGTAACGAAAAAGAGAGCAGCCACTGTGGACTGCTCTCCGGGTGATATCGATTAGTCGAAGTATTCGCCGACAGCGGCACCGTTGTTGTATTCCTTGCGGATACGAACAATGATCGCGCCGTCCGGCTGTTCGCTTTCCTCATCGATCTTATATCTTGTCTTGTTCTTGTCTAACTGCGCCTTGTATTTCTGCACCTCAGAACGATTCAGCTTCAGCATAGCTTCAACGGAAAGACCGCTGTCTTCCTTCTGCTGAAATCTGAGTGTCTGCAGGATGCAGGCCGCCTGAATCCTTTTCATAACTGCACACTCACTCCGTATTTATTCAGCTTTCGCTGTATTTCTATTATAGCAAAAAACCGAAATTTTTTCAAAGCAACTTTTTCACAAAAATATCGCAGATTCGTGATTGTGAAAAATGACAATGTGGAGGTGAAAATTATATGGCTCGAAAGAATAACCGTATGAAAATCGAATACCACAGAGGGCTCGGCTTTGATCCGAGGAAGTATATCTCTGCACCAGTGCAGCGCACGGGATATGTTCTCCCAGACCGCACGCCGCAGCGCGGAGACGTCTGGTTTGCCAACCTCGGCGCACATCCCAATTCCAGTGTGCAGTCCGGCACACGCCCCGTTGTTATTATCTCCAACAACATCGGCAACGCTCACGCTGACACCGTCAATGTGCTTCCGATGACCAAGCATCTGAAGAAGCCGGAGCTGCCCTGTCATACACAGCTTGATCCGCACAGCGTCACCGGCGGCAGTCAGCTTCTCGCACCGTCAATGGTGTTGGCAGAGCAGCTTACCACCATCAGTAAGTATGCACTGAGAACCTATGCAGGGCATATTTCCGATGATGAAGCGATGAACCGCATCGAGAATGCGGTGCTGTCACAGTTTGCGCTGGAAAAAATTATGGAAAGGAGCGAACCTGAATGTCTGTAAATTTCGTGAATATCCCCGATGTGCTGAAACAGTCTGCATCGTTCTGTGTATGGAAGATGGAGAAGCGCAGCGGTCGCCCCACCAAAGTGCCGTATAATCCACGCACTGGCGCAATGGCGAGAACCAACGATCCGTCTACCTTCACTGACTTCAAGACCGCAATGAAGGCGTACGCCATCGGCGGATGGGACGGCATCGGCTACCGTGTCAGCGAGGGTATCGGTGCCATTGATATTGACCACTGTATCCGTGAAGACGGAAGCCTGAATGATGTGGCTGCATCCATTCTCGGTATCTTCTCAACTGCTTACTTTGAACGCTCTCCCTCCGGTACCGGACTGCGAGGCTTCTTCAAACTCAGCCCTGATTTCGCCTACGATAAGACCGTGTACTACATCAACAATCGCAAGCACGGACTGGAGGTCTATCTGCCGGGAACGACCAACCGCTTTGTAACCGTTACGGGCGATATGTTCCGCCCCGGCACAGTGGAGCGTGACGATGATGCGCTCCGCAATCTGCTTGACACCTTCATGAAGCGCAGCACTCGTATGTCTGCAAAAACCATTGAAGCATCGTCTTATCTGGATGACGATGGCGTGATCGCTCATGCACTGGCATCTGAATCCGGCGACAAGTTCAAAGCGCTTTACGAGGGCAACTGGGAGGAAGGCTATGATTCGCAGTCCGATGCAGATATGGCATTCGTGTCCATGCTCTGCTTCTGGTGCGGCAATGTGGAGGAGCAGATCGACCGTATCTTCCGCACCTCTGGACTTATGCGTGATAAGTGGGATCGCAAGACCGGTGATGCGACCTACGGACAGATCACTATTCGCAATGCTGTCGCTACCAATTCCGCTGTCTATACACCAATTGCAGATTCTACGGCAGAGGATGACTTTGACGATATCGAGGGCGATGCGGAAAATGAGCAGCTTATGTTTGAGCCGGATCTCACCCATGTTTCTCTGACATTGGAAGAAATGCAGCCGCACACGAATCCCCGCTATCAGCGTGACGAGATCGGCATCGGCTATGCTTTTGCAGATTATTATAAGCCCATCGCTCGTTTCGACCGTGAACGCGGCATCTGGTATGTCTTTGACGGAAAGGTGTGGCAGCCGGATGAGAACGCGCTTGCTGTGGCGGAGCTTGCAAAGCGTCTGGCAGACAGGCTGTATACCTTTGCCCTTCAGATCAAGGATGAGGACACCCGCAACCGTTACATCAAGCGTGTTCAAAAGCTGCAGATGCGGAAGAACCGCCGCACCATGATTGAAGATGCGAAATCCGTGTATCCTGTGCCGCACGCTATCTTTGACCGCAATACTGATCTGTTCAACTGTCAGAACGGTACACTGAACCTCACCACAGGTGAATTCCGTCCGCACGATCCGGCAGACTTTCTCACCATGATGTCCGGCGTCACTTATGATCCGAATGCCACCTGTCCGAGATGGGAGCAGTTCATTTCCGAAGTTATGTGTAACGATGCTGACCTCGCATTATACTTGCAGAAGGCTCTCGGCTATGCTCTCACAGGCGACACATCGCTTGAATGCCTGTTCATCCTCTACGGTGCTACCTCCCGAAACGGTAAAGGTACCACAATGGAGACCTTTCTCAAAATTATGGGTGATTACGGCAAGACCTCCAATCCGGAAATGCTGTCTACAAAATTCGGCAACACCAATGCGTCCGGACCGTCTGAGGAGATTGCTCGCCTTGCGGGTGTCCGTTTTGTCAATATCTCCGAGCCGGAGAAGAAGATCACCTTCAATGCAGCACTTGTCAAGAGAATGACAGGTAACGATACACTGAATGCCCGCTTCCTGCACGAGAATTCTTTTGACTTCCGACCGAATTTCAAGATCTTCATCAATACGAATTACAAACCGTCCGTGTCCGATATGACGCTGTTTTATTCCAATCGTCTAAAGCTCATCCCATTCAAACGTCATTTCGAGGAACATGAGCAGGACAAGGGATTGAAGGCGTTTTTCAGTACGGATGTCTGTCTCTCTGCCATCTTCAACTGGTGCTATGAGGGATATAAGCGGTTCCGTTCCGAAGGTCTGGAAGATCCGGCTGCTGTATCTCAGGCAACCAAGGAGTATCAGGAGGAGTCTGACCGCATCGGGCAGTTTGTGGATGCGTGGCTCGAAGAAGGCGAAGCATTTGAAGTCCGAACCTCTGCGGCATATAAGCTGTACGGTGAATGGTGCGATAAGTATGGCTACCGCAAGGAGAACAGCACCAACTTCAATAACGCGATCCAGCGTTTTTTCCCGATTATCCGCAAGCGCCCGAACGATACAAAGGGTGCGCAGAAAACAACGATGCTTGTGGGCTGTCGTTTCCTGGATCATGAAAACGGCGAAGCTGACGAGCCGGAGGAGTTTGCAGCTTTAGAGTGAACGCAGACTTTTCTCCGTATTTACGCTGTTTTCCGCAGTTGGGGCAGCGTGGGGCAAGTTTTTTCGGTGGTTATTATTATTACTTCTCTTATATATATTACTATTTTTACTTGCCCCTACTTGCCCCAAATAAATAAAAATAATAGAAAAGATAAGAAGAATAGGGAAAAATCATGTTTTGAACCTTGCCCGATGCTGTCACTGACAAAGAGTGTGTAAGCGACAAAGCGTGGCAAGGTCAAAATCCAACGATCAATCATTCAGGAGGAACAAGAATATGAGAATCATTACAAGTGAACAGGTATCCGCTGGACACCCCGACAAGATCTGTGACCAGATCGCAGATGCCATTGTGACCGACTGCCTTCGCCATGACCGTAGTAGCCGTGTTGCAATCGAGTGCCTTTTCAAGAACCGCTGCCTTGTGATCGCCGGTGAACTGATAAGCACACATGAGCCGGATTATAAGGCACTTGTGCAGCAGGTGTTTGACTGCATCAACAACGGCGGTGCAGAGAGCGCAGATGCAGGACTTGACTATAAGCTGGACTTCACAGCAGATGATCTTGACATCGCCATTCTGATCGATCACCAGAGCAACGATATTGCTCTCGGTGTGAATACCGGCGGTGCAGGAGATCAGGGTATGATGTACGGTTATGCGACCAACGAAACGCCGGAACTGCTCCCGATCCCCTTCGCGCTGGCGACCAGATCTCTGGAACTGCTGAAAGCCTACCCCTGTCGTATGCTCAAAGCCGATGCCAAGGCGCAGGTCAGCTTTGATTATGATACCGGCAGGATCACGACCTTCCTCTGTTCGGTACAGCATCTCCGTGATGTTGAGGTTGATGACTTCCGTGAGATCATCGAGAGCATCATGATCCGAACTGCCACTGAATACGGGCTGAACACCGACTTCACAAAGCTCGTGAATCCGACCGGCCGTTTTGTCCTCGGCAGCTCTTTTGCTGACTGCGGTGTGACCGGGCGCAAGCTCGCCTGCGACACCTACGGCGGCATCGGACACATCGGCGGCGGTGCAATGTCCGGCAAGGATCCGTCCAAGGTCGACCGCAGCGGTGCGTATGCCGCCCGCAAGATCGCAAGGGACATCGTCAGTGCCGGATACGCAGACAAGGCAGAGGTGCAGATTTCATACGCCATCGGTGTGGCAGAGCCCGTGTCGGTCTATGTGGAGACCTTCGGTACGGAGCATCAGGACGCTGAGTTTATCAACCAGTATGTCCGTGAAAACTACGACCTTACGCCGAGGGGCATCATCGAGAGCCTTGGTCTGCTGGATGTAGATTATAACAAGGTTTCCGCCTACGGACACTTCGGAAAGCAGGGGCTTCCGTGGGAGTACTGAAAAATTTTGAGGTTTTTGAAAAAAATTTCCAAACCACCCCGCCATTTTGCCCCCCTGAAACGGTATATAGTAGAGGCTCTTTTACAAGAGCTGGCAAGCGGAGGTGAAGCCAATGCCTAAGAGACCAAATACTCCATGCCGGCATCCCGGCTGTGCGGCGCTCGTTCCTTATGGTACGAAGTACTGTGACAAGCATCGTTCCCTTCATCCGGAGGATACACGTTCCGCAGGCAGCCGAGGCTACGGCACAGCGTGGAACAAAGCCCGCAAGCGTTACCTTGAGACCCATCCGCTGTGTGTGGAGTGCTTGAAGCAGGGACGCTACGTCAAGGCGACTGATGTGGATCACATCAAGCCGCACCGAGGAGACAGCGTTCTCTTCTGGGATCAAAGCAACTGGCAGAGCCTTTGCCACCGTCACCACAGCATCAAGACCCGAAACGAAGATCACACCCCTGAGTACAAGTACTGAATGCGGCTCACCGACCTACTCTGCGATTCAGACTTGGCTCAGGGGTGTACCTATGGGGCGGGGGCTGGGGGCTGGGGCTGCCCCGGGGCGGGTCGAAATCTCTAAAATGAGGGCAGCACAAGACCGTCGGCCCCTCTCGTGTTAAAAAACGCGAAATTGAAGGCCCCCCGCCCGTCTGGGACCCTGACAGTTGAAAAAAATAGAGCCGCCAACGGAAACGGCGGCAACGGAAAATCTTGATTCTATGCGATATTTCAGATGGCATACTACATCTTCTCCTTTCAAAGCGGCACTGCGCTATTTCGTTAATGAAAACGGTGAAAAACGACGATTTTTCACGCAAAAAACAAGCGAAAAACATCATTTTCAGCGTTTTTATGCTTCCGCCGTTTTTCACTGGGCGCAGCCCGTGTGGATACCGAAAAGGTGCGTAGTAAAGCCATTTTGAGGATGTGAGGATATGACCGACACACAAAAGCAGCAGATCCTCAGTATGCGGATGCAGGGCATCGGATATCACGTCATCGGCAAGACACTGAATCTGGACGAGCATTTGGTACAGCTCTACTGCAAGTCGCATGGGCTTGCCGGAGATGCTGGTCTTGTCAGGCTAAACCACGATGTCTGGTGCCGAGAGAATAACCGCTGCGCCTTCTGCGGCATAAAGCTGAAACAGCCGCGGCGCGGCAGACGCAGACGTTTCTGTTCTGGTAGCTGCCGCACGAGATACTGCATTATGAGAAAAGATACGGAGGTATGAACATGGTCTTAGCGATTCTGAACTGGATTCTGATGTTGTTTATGATCGTTTTTCAGGCGGTCTGGATTCACAGCATTCTGAATCATGACGGCAAATGCCACTACACGGACTGCAAGCATTGTTTCTACGATGGCTGGTGTCCGATTCAGGAAGAGAGGAGAAAACGTCATGACAGAAAACAATAATCAGTCTGTGGTGCAGAACGATCCCGTGAATCATCCGTCACATTACACTGCTGGCGGCATCGAGGTCATCGACTTTCTGGAATCGTGGAACTTCCCGTTCCATCTGGCGAACGCGATAAAATACATCTGCCGCGCAGGGCGGAAAGATAAGAGCAAGACCTCCGAAGACCTCCGCAAAGCGATCTGGTATATCAACCGCTACATTGAGTACCTCGGAAAGCAGGAGGGCAAGTCATGACGCTGACTGAAAAGTTCATCACTGATGCCATTCAGCTTGACAGCGGTGCGGAGGTCATGTACGGCAGCGACCAGATCTATGACACCTATCCCTGCCGCTTTCCGACTGTCGAGTTTCAGCTTGCGGCAACGGATGCACTTGTTGAGGTCGCTGACAGAATCCGTATGGAGAAAGGCTACCTCCCGATGCATCCGCGAGACAGCAGAACAGACGATGTTGACAATGACGGCTGGTATGATTTCTATGTCGGGATATCAAAACTTCCCGGCGACCATCAGCGGTGCCAGCTTGACAGCAGCATCAGCTTTGTGGTCGTTAATTCGGATTCGGATGACAATGAGGATATGTATACAATTGACCTGACGGAATCCGAAAAGGAATGTGTGTATGAAATACTGAACCGGCAGTGCCGGAGATATCACGAAAAAGACTGTGCCACACTTCTGGCAGAGTCCGAAAAGGAGCTGATGGATACAGCATGAGAATTATAAAACGCAACGGTGCGGAAGTGCCGTATAACTGCGAAAAGATAAGAGCCGCAATATCAGCGGCAAATGATGAGGTGTCGGAGAAGATATCTGATACGGCTATCGGCTTCATTGTCGGCAGAGTCGAGCAGCGGTGTGAGGCGCTTGCAAGACCTGTCCATGTCGAAGAAGTCCAGGACATGGTCCTCGATGAACTGGACAAGGCCGAAGCGTACAAACTTGCACGCCACTACAGCGAGTACCGTCTGCGTCATGAGCAGCAGCGTCGGATAAATACGACGGACGGCAAAATCCTCAGTTTGCTGGAGCGCAACAACGAGGAAGCCAAGCAGGAGAATTCCAACAAGAATCCAATCATCAACAGCACACTCCGCGACTATATGGCGGGTGAAGTCAGCAGAGACATCTGCCGCCGCTTTCTGTTTCCGGAGGATGTGATCGCCGCCCATGATGACGGCATCATTCATGTGCATGACCTCGACTACATCGCAGAGCCGATGCACAATTGCTGTCTGGTGAATCTGGCAGATATGCTTCAGAACGGTACTGTGGTATCCGGTACAATGATCGAGAAGCCGCACAGCTTTTCGACTGCCTGCAACATCGCAACGCAGATCATTGCACAGGTGGCATCGAACCAGTACGGCGGACAGACAGTGTCGTTGGCGCACCTCGCACCTTTTGTGGATGTCAGCCGCCAGAAGATACGAGCCGAGGTGTTCGAGGATGTGAACTGCGACTGCGGTGCAAAGCTGTCCGAGGAAGAACTCGACCATATCGTTGAAAAGCGTGTGCGCCGGGAAGTCAAGCGAGGCGTACAGACCATCCAGTACCAGATCAATACACTGCTTACCACCAACGGACAGACTCCGTTTGTGACAGTGTTCATGTATCTGGACGAGGTACCGGAGGGACAGACCAGAGATGACCTTGCGCTTATCATCGAGGAAACGCTGTTGCAGCGTATCGAGGGCGTAAAAAACGAGAAGGGCGTGTGGATCACACCGGCATTCCCGAAGCTGATCTATGT